CCAGCAGCAAACAAGCGCATGGGCGATGTGCTTGACAAACGACTCGATCACGAGATGAAGCGCGTGCTCGCGTCAGCAGGAGGACACTCATAATGGGACTACTCACGATCATCTACTGGATTCTGTTAGTGTTGATCGCGCTTGGCATCGTCGCATCGCCAACGTGGACTTGGTATCCGCGAGCGAATGCTGCAGTGACGCTTGCGCTGTTCATCATCATCGGCATCAAAATTTTGAAACCGCAGTGGTAAGCACATGGGAACGATTCTTCTCATCATTCTGATCTTGCTGCTCATCGGAGCGATTCCTGTCTATCCCTACAATCGAGGCTGGGGATATTACCCGGGCGGCGTCGTCGGTCTGATCTTGATCATCGTGCTCATTCTGCTCTTAGTCGGTCACACGTAACATGGCAGCTCCACAACCAATCACGCAACCTGATCTGGGCGTTCGCACGCACAGCGCGAACGATCTCGAAAAGGTGCTCGTTGCGTTCATCAAGCAGCTGTTCGCTGACTCATATCGTCTTGACAATCCGACGCTGAATCTCGCGCAAAGCAGCGAGCCGATGCCAACGCCGCAAATCTACGACCCGGATGAGCCGCCAGTCAGCTTCGACCCGACAGCGCGAGCAGAGACGCTCTACTTGAAAGTGCCGCCGCGCATCGAGCGTGGTCGCATTCCGCGCACTGTGACGGGCGAGATCGCAGTCGACAAGCTCAGCGATCATCCGTCGATCACAGTGCAAGCAGTCAGCGCCCGCGTTGAGCTTGATGCGTCGCACACAGTCACGCATGTCACTGTGCGCATTCTCGTGAATGCTTACGACGAAAACCCAGACAGCAGTGGCTATCAAGACGTGCTGAACATGCTCGAAGCAATGACGATCGCGCTCACGAGCGCGGGGCAGCAGGGAATCGACGAATCCTATCCGATCGTGTTGCCGATCGATTGGAAGCTCGTCGAAGCTGACACGTTTCCGCATTTCATCGGCGAGATGACAACGATGTGGGAGCTGCCAGCAGGACGACCGCTGCCTGATCTGCTTGAGTCGCTGATTCCCGGCGAGCGTGCTGATGTTGAGATTTCATACGACGCGCCGCCAGACAATCCAGAATCTGCAATCCCTGAATGAAACCGAATCTTCCAGTCGCGAAAAAGATCAAAGGCCAAGTGATCTATGTCGGGCCCATGATGCCGCACCTTGGTCTGCAGCGCGGCAATATTTTTCGCAACGGCATTCACGAGCATCTCTATGAAACGATCGCTTTATGCCCAGCGATGGGAGAGCTGTTCGTGCCGATTGCTGACTATGCGCGCGTGCGGCGCGAGCTGAACTTCGATGTCGGTCGACAGATGCGCGGCACAGCCGGCAAATATGTCGCGTTCTATCGTGAGACAGAGAAGTGGCTCGCAGCACGAGCAAAACAAAAGAAAACACCATCAACCGCAGGAGTAATACAACATGCCTAATCTCGGACCCTTCAAACATGGAGTTTCGTGGGCTGACGTTCCCACAAGTGTCATCGCACCCGTTGCCGCCTATCCCGGTATCAACGTTGTTTTCGGTTCAGCGCCTCTTTGGCAAGTCAAAGACGGCGCGAGCTTCGTCAATGTCCCGCGCATCTACAATCGATTCGAAGACGCGGTCGAAGAACTCGGCTACAGCGATGACTGGGCGACCTACGACATCTGCGAGCACATGGACGCGGTGTTCGTTGAGTTCGGCGTCTTTCCTGTGATCTACGTCGCGTGCAATGATCCGACAGAAGGCGCGACACCGCTCACGCCGAAGCAAGTCACGCTCGTCAACGGGCAAGTCGACACGGGCGAAAAGCTGATCGCATGGACGATCGTGGTCAAAGATAGTGCAGGCACGATCACTTACGTCGAGGGCACTGACTACACGCTCGCGCTCTCAGACACTGAAACTTGGATCATCACGCGCTTGTCGACAGGGACCATTCCCGCAGACGACTCGGTGCTGCAGCTGAGCGGCGACAAGCCGAGCACGGCAGCGATCACTGCAGCTGACATCATCGGCGGCATCGATCCGACGACTGGCAAAAAGAGCGGTCTCGAAGTGATCGAAGACGTCTTTCCCGCGACTTCGCGCGTGCCCGGTGTGATCATCTGCCCGAAGTTCAGCAGCGACCCGCTCGTCGCAGCAGCGATGGAAGCGAAGTCAGAGAACATCAACGGCTGCTTCGCCTGCACCTGCCTGATCGACGTCGACACGTCGACAGTCGAGAAAGCGCAAGATGTGAATGCGTGGAAGAACTCGAACAACATCGTGTTCCCGCGTCAGCAGTGCTTGTTCGGCAAGCCAGCGCTCAAAGGCGCGACTGCTTCGAAGGTGTTCAACTTCGCGAGTCAGCAAGGGCCGCTGATGCAGCACACTGACATCTACCGTGGCAACGATCTGCCTTACCACTCGCCGTCGAACAAGAATCTGCGCATGAACGCGCTGCTGCTCGCAGACGGCAGCGAGATTCAGATGAATCTCTTCGACGCGAACATGCTCAACGGTCAAGGCGTCGTCACAGCGCTCAACTGGATTGGCGGCTGGCGCTCGTGGGGCAACAGGACTGCTGCATACCCTGCGAACACGGACGTGAAAGACATGTTCATTCCCGTGCGCCGGATGTTCGATTACATCGGCAACACGATCGTGCTGACGATCTGGCAGAAGGTCGATGAACCCGGCAATCGTCGTTTGATCGATGCAGTTGTGAACTCGCTGCAGCTCTGGCTCGACGGCTTGACGAATCAAGAGGCGCTGCTCGGCGCGCGCATCGAGTTTCGTCAGGATGAGAATCCGACGACCGAGATTCTCAACGGTCACTACGTCTTTCACGTCTACATCGCGGTGCCCACGCCGGCTGAGTGGCTTGATTTCAGAATTGAGTATTGGGTGCCCTACATCCAGACCCTCTTCGAAACAGAAGAGACAGAAGTCGCAGCGTAACAACACACACAAAAAACTTGGAGGCTTGAACAATGAGAATCCCGAACCACGTCGCAAACTACAGCATTTTCAAAGACGGCCGCAGACTGATTGGTCTCGCGGACGTGACGCTGCCGAATCTGCAGAACTTGACTGACTCGCTGAAAGGCAGCGGCATTTTCGGCGAGATCGACATGCCAGTGCAAGCGCACTTTCAACCTTACAGCGTGACGCTGAACTGGCTCACCGTTGTTGACGATGCTGTCTTCGCGACGATTCAAGACGGCGCGTCGCTCGATGCGTGGGCTGCGCATCAACTGCATGACACGGGCACGAACAAAATCATCCATCAAGGCTGGCGCTACATTATGGGCACAGCGCCGAAGTCATTCAATCTCGGCAAGCTCGAAGTCGGCACGAAGGGTGAAGCTGTGACGGAATACGAGTTGATCAGTCTGCGAGTGTTGCGCAACGATCGCATCGTCGTCGAGATCGACAAAGAGAACGCAGTCTGCCGCTGGTGGAACGGGACGCAGCTCGTCGATCATGCGCGAAGGATTCGTCAGCTCATCGGCTTGTAATGCGATGAGAACTAGTGTCAAAGTGTCAAACTATGACGACACACAACGACGAGACAATCGAAGCAGCCGAGACGAATCGACTGCCTCAGAATGAAGTTGAACCAGCTGCAGACGACACGCTCAAGGACTATCGCGAGATGCACGTCGACGCACCGCAGCCGCCGTGGCATCTCACGCTCGATCCGCCTGTCGAATACGACGGTCAGAAATATGACAAACTGATCTTCGACTTCGACGCACTGATCGGGAAAGATTTTCAGCGAGCAGAGCGCACATTCACGAAGCTCTATAAAGCTGAGAAAAACGAGACGGTGCTGCCAGAGATGAAGCATCTCTATCAGTGCATCCTTGCTGCACAGGTCGCGAACGTGCCCGTCGGGCTGATCATGAAACTGCCGCGACGTCACTATGTCGCAGTGCGAACTGAAGCCCTAAAAGCCTGTGGCAGCTCACCGGAAGAGGAGAAAGCGTAACAGCGCTCTTGCGCTCGATCGCGATGCGTCTTGCGCGCGCCACAGGTGGTGGCGTCGACTACTGGCTAGGGCTGCCGATCTCAGAACTCTTGAAATATTTGCTCGAACTCGTCGAACAGCTCGAAGACGAAGCAGAGATGATCGAACGCGCTTCAGAACGGAGGTGATGTTGCATGGCTGAAGCGCGTCGCGAATATCAAGCAATCTTCACGATTGGCGCGCGCCTGCTTGGTTCGTTCAAAGGCACGATGGCTGTCGCGCAGGCGCGTTTGAAAGGACTCGCGCTCGCAGCGAAACGAGTCTTCGGTGTCTTGAAGACAATCGGCATCGGCTTGATCAGTCTCGGCGGAGCGTTCGCTGGCTTCGCAATCGGTAAGATTCTCAGTCAGCTCTTTGGCGGCGCGAACGAGCAGATTCTGCAAGCGAACGAGCGCACGCGAAACATGATCGCGTCATTTCAGCAGTTCGGAAAGCTCAGCGAGAATCAAGCGATCAAACAAGAGGCGCTCGTGCAAAAGCACAATCAAGCGCTCGCAGATCAAGGCGTGCTCAGTCAGGACATCTTCAACGAGACATCGAAAAATCTCGCTGCGCTCGGCATGTCAAGCGGTCACATTCAAGACGCAGTCGGGCTGATGGGTG